TCAAAATCTAATCTTGTAACTTGCTTGAAATCCATCAACTTTGTTGTCTTTAACATTCAGTTGGAAAGACACCCCTTTATTGTACCCAAAATTCCTTTGTACTTCAATCGGAACGTACCATTCATTAGACACCCTTCCTATCCCAGTCCCCACTTCCCACTTGTGCTTCTTTTCGTAGTCTTTGAAGATTGGTGTGAGGTCTAGTGTTTGATCGACACGCGCAGTGGTGGTAGTGGAAGTAGTAGAGGATGAAGGAGAAGAAGGTGTGTCTTTTAATGTTTCTTTAATGTTCTTATCTTTGACTGGTATCTGGATATCAGTACCATTTATGACTGCATGATAGCGGTTATTTAGAATCAAATCTGGATCAGACGTATTGGTTTTATTTGATGCTGTTATTTCAGTAGTCAAAGATGGTGAAGTATAAGAATCTGTAGTTGTAGTTGTTTTTGTTGTTCCTTCTTTATACCCTTTATCATATCCATAATGATAAATCATTGTTGTTGTTCCAATAAAGAAAATCATCAGAATAATAACAATAAGGATATTTCTTTTATTTATATCATTAAAATCAATCACTTTAGAATCACCTATTTTCATTCTCAATACTGTAATAAAGGATGTAGACCTTCGGTGTGTCACATTGAAAGTTCTAATAGCTTACACACATAGTGATTCACATGTTATACCTAGTGTAGGAAACATATATCTCTTATTTCATAGAGTTCCAAGTTACAGAAACAAGAGATACATGTATATAATATAGATTCCCTCAGTCTCCCTTTCTACGTGCCACAATTAGAACTTTGTATATATGTGCCACAATTAGGTTTTCTTTAGGTCTTTCCTAAACTAGAGTTGTCTTTTATATGAAACTTTCTCCGCTGTGTTTAGATCCTTTAACATTGCCAGTTTCACCTTGCTATAGTTTTCTCTGCCAACAGGTCTAGGGTTTGTCTGATTCAGTTCTGGAATATAGAAGATACCTCTGTCTGGGTCATCCCATTGTTCAAGTAACTCATCCAGTTGTTCATCCATCCCTGTTTGATAATCCCTATCCATAGAATTAGCAAAGAACTCTACAGCCATAGTGACAGCATCCAATCTATCATCATGAGCAAGTGCCCCTCTTTCATTAGTGAGCCGTGTCATTTGATAGATTAAAGAATAATTAGGGCTAGATTCATACGTCTTATAATCAGCAGTGATTACCCCTTTATTGACAATGAGCTTGTGTCGCATCATAACAGGTTCAAGAGTGTCTATAATACGTTGTTCCTTCTGTGCCTTACTTCTGATTTCTTCCAAAGCACATGGGTAGATTCTGGTAAAGATAGGAGCAAGAAGTTTACCAAACATCCCATCCCCAAAGTTAGATTCATAGACAACTGTGTTGACCTTCCAGAACTTAGCTTTGTTAGCCAGTGTTTCCAGCGTGTTATCACTGTAACCAGAGGTATAACCACCACTTTCCATCAAGAACAAATAGCCATTAAGGTATTTGATGATTGCATATGCCGTTTCATCCTTACCACGTCCAGATGGGTCAATAGCCATGACTGTCCCTGTGTATTCAGATGTTTCAGGAGACTGTAAAAGAGGGGAATAGAAGTAGTCACCTTTAAGTGCGACAGACGCAATGTCTCTCCATCTCTTTGTAGGGTCAGCAGTCCAAGACCACTTTAGACTAGCTTCATTCATATCCAAATCCGCTACAATCAAGTCCTGTACTTTAAGTGGGTATTTGTCTTGATCTGACAAGTTAGTATTGAGCATGAACTGTAAAGCAAATCCAGCTTTGCCATAAGACAACTCTCGCTCTGCAATGTCCTGTGCATTGAATCTCTTAGGATCCGTAGGTTCTCCTTTGTGTGTTTCCCAGTTATCAAGGATAAACGGAGCAAGGGTGTCTCCGTAATCTTCGAGCTGTTTCTTGTCCTCTGGATAGCGTACCGTCCAAATGCGACAGTGATACCCACGTTTCTGAAGTTCAGTATAAAGAGACATTTCATTCTGAGGTGTACCCAGATAGATGATTTGTCCCCCAGGTTTAATAACAGAATCAAATTCTTTTACTGCTTCCCCCAGCTTATCACGTTGTGTCTGGGTGCCAGAGTTACCTGGAACTTCTACGTCATCTGCAATCAGAAGGTCTGCACGAGAACCAGTAATCTGTCCAGTGATGCCTACAGACTTTACAGACGGAGAAATATCTGGGATAGCCAAGCCTACGTCAAAGAGATTCTGAGTGTTTCTCTGTCCTTCCTTTGTTTTTAATTCAGCAAGGAAAGGGAGCAGCATAATGATACGCCGTACAAAGACAGCGTTCGCATCTGCTCTATCTTTAGATGCAGACACAATCAGCACTTTAATCTGAGGATCATTCCAAAGTTTCCATACGGCGTATGCACACGTCAGATACGATTTAGCAACACCACGGAATCCTTCTATAATGAATCGTTTACTGGGATATGTCATAAGGTGTTTAGCAATATCATATTGAATCGGTGTTGGTTCTGGTAAGCCCAAATCATGCCAGAGCATATAGACAAACACCCTAAAATCAGTTTTGGCTTTTTGAATCTGGGTGTTTGTCCAACATGCTCCTGTAAAATCAATTAAGTCGATCAATATCTACACCGTCTTTCACATCATCAAAAATTGGAATGTGCTGACGCTCAATCTGCTGCTGTATGTCTGCAACACCCTTAGTGCGAGGGGAGACAATCAAATCATTATCTTTCAAGAATTTTCTGACGCGGTCAAGAAAACGTGGGTCTTTTCGCATTTCTGGGTCAGAAAGTCCTTCACGAATCGCTTGTACTTCACCCTGTGCAATTTCATCCAAAAGTGCAGGATCAATTTCAAACATCTTCATCACCCCATCCATCATATCTATCAAGATCATTTGCTCTAATCGTAGACAGCACCTTGTCTGCATAATCAGGGTCAGTGGCATAAATCGGTGCAAGAGTGCGTACAAAGTCTTCTACAGACCAAGTACTTTCCCATGCTTCTACAACTTCAGCATATTTGTAGTCTTCAGTAATAAGGATACACCAGTCTCTAATAGCTTCTTCCAGTGTTTCATAAGACTGGAATTTGTCATAGATAGTTATATAGTGTCCATTTTCATATTCAGTAGTCTGCTGTCGTACATAATTGCCCCATCCATTCCATTTGCGTCCAAAGTAGTTATACTGTCCAATGCAGTACCTGCCCCAACCACTTTCAAGAATAGCCTGTGCAATGCACACGGATGCAGGAAGATTATATTCTGCACAGACATCACCAGCAGTATTTCCAATCATTTCAATAAATTCATCTGGGGTCATATGGGAATCTCCTTCCATTTTCTTTCTTTACTTCATCAGGCACCCCATCTTTATCTGCATCATAAAGCCATCTACTAAGCACAGTCACAGTTGCTGTCATTCCAATCACGACAATAATGAACTGTCTAAATTCTGGGATATTAGGGTGTCCTGTCATAATCCATTCATATGCTGTCATTGTCAAATAAATAAAAAGACAAAGAATCAAAAAATTGACATTGAACTTAATCAATGTCATAGATTCTTTGTCTCGTCTCTTTGGTTTGAATGTAGACAACATTTTGATTAGTTTTGGTTTAAGTTGTCCCACATATCCTCCATACGTGCAATACGATCATTGTTAATACGATGTGCCATTTCCATAGCGGTCATCCGAGCATCTAATGCACGCCTGTCTGCTGCACTCATTTCTACTTCTTTTTTCAGCTCAGATAAAACTTTAGTGTTCATGTCGATCGTCTTCTGAATAGGGCGGATTACAAGAAAATTGAACCCACTACTCACCAGTGTTGCGATGGTCAGAACAGAAACGATACTGTCTAAGAAGTTCATGCTTCCCTCACATACAAAAAAAAACAGCACTAGATAAGTGCTGTGCAAAATCATAATAATTTGAGCAATACAAGAAGTATAACTCCTATAGGAGAAACAACGAAAGAGAGAAATACAAAAACAATCATACATGCTCCTGCATATGATGTTCCTTCTTTTTCTTCTACAATAGCAGCAGCAATTAAGAAAGCAATAACAGCTAATGTTGCAATCATATTTATCCCTTCTTTCTGCCTATAGTATAACATGTTTAATATAAATATAATAGGGGTGCCAAAAGACACCCCCACCATATTTAACTTACCGACTAACTTATTACTAAGTAGTAGGTGTAGTTGTACCTGTAGATGCCGAAGGATTAGGAACGATAAAAGCCGGAACAGGAGCAGGGCGAAGTCTCTGAACGAGATCCGCAGTCTGTGCTGTCTGTCCATTAAGGATGTTAGCTGCCATGAGCTGACGATCTCTTTCTTCCAGTTTAGCCTTCAGTTCTGCCATCTGATATGCAGAGAACATTGCTCTGGTCTTCTCTCCATCCTCTTTGATAGCTTCTACGATACTGCAAGTGTTCCTATACCCTTCTGTACGCACAGCATCAATGTTTCTGTTTGTCTCACAGCAGCACATCTGGGATGCCTGCTGGTTCTGAGAAAGCTGCTGCATAAGACCAAAGTTGCCCTGCATGACAGTCTTCTCCAGACCATTGATACCATTCGTGAGAGCATAGGTGCTATTAGCCTGTCCATAAGTCAGACCACGCATCTGAGACATTTCATTAGAGTAATCAAACCCCCTCTGAATGTCTGCCTGAGTTGCAGTATTCCCTTTGTTACCAAAGAGATTACCACCACCACCAAGTAACACGAATAAAACGACTACCCATAACCATTCACTACCACCAAAACCTGCACCTGTCTTTTCATTCAGATTGAATACAGGCTGCACACCACTCATACCGTTCTCCATAGAATCACCATTCCTTTCGTAAAAATAATAAGAGAACTGTATATATCAACTCTGCCGTACGCTCAGAGCTGAATACCAAACATAGCAAATTTCTGCTTTATATCGGAAATAAGAGGAGCGAGCTGTGTCTGAGGAATACCCTGTGTAGAAATCATGTTCATGACAATCTGCTGCCTTTCCGCCGGTGTCTTCCCCTGCATCATAGCCATTGCCCTCTGGAAGCGTGGATCACTACCTATCAATGACATAAGAGCTGTTTCGATGTTAGTGTTCATGATTAGTCTCCTTTGCTTTTAGCAATCAATGTATCTACTTTTTCTTCAAGTGTCTTTAACCTTTCATTCAAACTCTCTTCCTGTCCTTTTGCTTTGTCATATACTTCAATGACTGGAAGGCCACTGAGATCAATGTATTTCACATAGACCTTATTTTCTTTTTTAGAAATGAAGAAAGTGAGAGAGCCACAAGGGTCTACTCTAGCTCTCCTTACTTCCTCTACATTACTTACTTCACCACCAAAACTATTGATAGCTGGTGGGGCTGGGGGATAGTCAAACATGATAATCACCTTTCCTTCCTTTTGTTTACGATGTTCGCTCCTACGCTCTTACCATGTGTCATGCTCCTTAAACTTTAAGCACTAGATCGTAAAAGTGTATAACGAATACATCATTATTTGTAATAGTGATTGGTGATTTTTTATTCGCCATAATCACAGAGATGAAGCCACATGGATTAAATGTACATTTATTAAAAGTAAAGTATGTAACAATGTTATATCCAGAGCTTGCATTACCATCGCCAAATACATACTTGCCATTTTGCCTTAGAATAAATTCACCTGTCAAAGTACCATTTAATTCCTTAGTACATATCTTATTTAGGGGTATTACAAAAATAAAATTCGTTCCATTATTTGTGACATATCCACAGACTGTTACGTTTCCAATGTATATACTGTCCCCTGCTTTTAGTGTTCGTGAAGCAATGAAATCATTTAATGCTTTGTTTACATTAAATGTTTCACTACCTCCTCCACCTTTAGTGACTGTTACTATACCATCTGCTTCTGTAACGTCCTTAACGTACTGAGTAGGATCCCATGTCTTTGCATTTTCTGCACTCTGAGCAGCTGCACTCGCACTATTAGTTGCATTAGTCTCACTGACTTTTGCATTAGATGCACTGGTAGCTGCATCAGAAGCCAAAGAAGAAGCAGCAGCAGCACTATTAGAACTTGCCGTTGCACTCTGCTCTGCTGCATTTGCACTGTTAGATGCATTAGTCGCAGAGGACGCAGAAGCACTAGCAGAAGCAGCAGAGTGACTTGCAGAGGTCTTTGCTTCTTCTGCCCACGTTTTAGAGGACTTATGATCCGTTACTCCATCTGGACTAGAAGAAGACATAGCCCACTTCTTAGAGAGTTCTGCACTATTGATGGCATCATTTGCTTTAATAGTTGCAGTGTCTTTCAGCGTGGTCATTGTACTCACATAAGCATTACCAGTATCAGTAATACGTTTATTCTGAGTATCTCCTGTAGTGTTCAGTCTGGTATTCTGTGTTGCTCCTGTGTTTTTAAGCTGATTTAAGAGACTGTTCTGATTAGCTTTAATGTATCTAAGAGTTACAACATCTCCATCCTCAATAGGATCAAGAGCATTGATAATTCTTTTATACTGCCCATCCCAGCAATTAGGGTTATCATACGCAGTAGACATCCCAGAATCAAAGACCTTATCAGCTGTTTCTTCCGCAAGATGCAAGAGCTGTACTTCCTGTAAAGACAAGTCTGCACTTCTAAGTACAGAAGCATCCTGCCATTCTACCAGAGTAGCAGTAGTTGTCTCACGATAAATCTTAACAGAATGCCCAAGAGGAATTCCTTTCACAAGCCGTACCTGTTTGTCTTCTACCGTATAATCCACACCAATAGTAAGTTCTGTAATATTGGTATAGATGTCTTCTACCTTTACAAACTTCTTCCGTAAATAATCAAAAGGGAATGCATAGACAAGCTGACTAGCATTCCCTTCATAAATTACAGAAGCCTTTCTTTCTTTAGCCAAAGTTACGCTCCTTTACTATTTAACATTCATGATTGAAGAAATATCAGAATTTGCATTGCGATTGTTCCCAGAATCAGCACCAATCTTATAGCGGTTCTTGCGTTCACGCTGCTTTTTCTCCTTATTCATCTCTTTTCGTTTCTTTACACCGCTGACATCTCTAATTTCAGATGCAAGAAGTGTCATGCCCCAGAATCCATTAAAGGGCACAACCTTCAGAATATTTGCCATGTCTTCCTGCGACATTCCATCACCAACTGTAGAATTGTAGATACTATCCCCAAACCCCATGATTGGATTGATAGTAGAAGAGACAGCTGGCATCTGATCTACTGCACGCCCTGCAATAGAACCTGCTTTCATATCTTTCCCTGTCCCTGATGTCTTAGAAGAGTTATCTACTGTAGTACGCATCATAGGCGTACCAGTCAGAATCTCATAGATATCTGAACCAAAGGAAGGGATAGAGCCAGTGATAGCCCCACGAGAGAAAGCAGCCCATGCAAGTCTACCTGGGGTTAGCTGTTTAGCAATGTACTCTTTTCTTCCTTCTGGATCATTAGGGTATTTCACCAATGCTCTAAGATATACCAACCCCATATAAGACATACAGTTCGTTCCCATTGAAGCCAGTGCAGCCAGTGCATCATCCATCTGACGGGAAGACAAAGCTCTGAGTGTCTGGTCATTAACGGCACGAAGAGAATAATCTTTGAACTGAAACAACAGCTTAGTAAACCAGTTCTTTTCCTTCAAAAGAGGGGTATTCCCGATAGACATCTGCTGAATGCCACGTCTGCTGTAGTTTTCAAGCAGATTTCTAAATTCAAAGAAAGTCTGATGGTCTTCTTTTCTCCATTTGTCAAAGACATCTGGATCAAATTTGCCACTATCAAGATATTTTGTGATTTGTGCTTTCAGTTTGTCTACATCCTGTACATGTGCTGCATCCAATAAATATTTGCTGAATGGGTCACGAGTACTGGAAATCTTTTCTCCTCTAGCCCATTTGATAGCATCAATGAATCCACTTTCCCTAGTTTGTCTAATCATCCAGTCAGTCAGTTTAGGGAGCTGATTCAGAGTAGATGTAACATTGGAGAATATCTTCATTGTCTCCTGTGCCTTATCAAGTCTCTTTCCCCAGACACTAGAATAACCAAGGGCGTCTCTAAAAGACCGTGCTTCATAATCAGAGTTCCTATCCCAGAATCTAGTATTCAGTTCTCTTCCATACAATCTTACCTGTGCTTCTTTTGCAAAATCTTCCAGTTCTTTTTCAGATGCAGAGAGCATAGCACGTCTCATCTGTCTAAGAATTGGAATGGACTTATACAAAACACGAGTTCCTGCGTATGCCATTGCAGAACCAAATTCACCAAGCTGTGCCATGAACATCTGTCCACCAACGTCTGCATAGGATTTAGTTCTGAACAATTCAGAGAAAGCATCCCAGAGAGTTTTAGGCTTTGTGTCTACATGTGTAGAGAGCAAGCGAGACATCCCTTCTGTCAAGGCGTCTTTCTGTTCCTTTGCCACTGACTTAGTAATCTTACCTGCTTTAATGCCTAATTCAAGCTGTTTTGCCACATCATCAAGCACACCAGTTTGTCTCCAATTTCCGATGGAATCAAAGACAGCCACTTCACCACAGACACGATCAATGTAGGAATTGATGATTCTGTCTGTATTCACATCACGAAGATGAGAATCAAATGAGAAATCAAGCGTTATTCCTGCTTTGTTCACAATAGGCATATGTACTGTAGTATCCATAGGAAGTCGAGATTTCAAGAACTGGGGAATACTTACACCATATTTACCGCCAGAGAAACATGTCTCACTGGCGTTCTGGTCAATAACACCCCGTGCCCAAGCCTTACATCTTTTATCAATCTCTTCCTCAACCATAGCCTTCGTAACCTTTTCAAGCTGCGGTTCTTCTGGAATAGTAGAAGTGTCTAGTTCCAGTTGCTTTCCTACTGTCTTTTGATATCCAGCATCTTTAAGAGCTTTACCCTGTTTAGACCGTTTATTTGTCTCATTAAATTCTGGTTTAGGAACACGCCCACTAAACATTTTGTCTTCCCATTCTTTGTGAGCTTTGAGGTATCGTCTTTTTGCATCTGCTTCCATCTGCTTTCTGACAACATCCCTCTTACATGCCATTTGTGCATACTCATACATTTTCTTCATGCATGTTTCAGTGTCACCATCCATGAAATCTACAAGGCGTGTCAGCATCTCATTGTCTACTTTACGAGTAAATTCAAGATCAAGCGGTTTCCAGTCTTTATCAATGTAACTACCGTAACCACCACCACCATGAAACTGCGAATCTTCCTGCATCATGGTGAGACACCCTTCTCTGATCTTCTTGATTGTTTCTGCTGCTTTGATGACCTCAGGATCCCAAACCATTTCATTCGGAGACAACCCAGCTTTGTTTCCTGCATACTGTGCATTGAAACACTGCTGTACCTGTCTATCAAATTCCAGTCTATACTGCCCCTGAAATTTATAGAATTTATTTTTCTGCAACCAAGCATTTCTAGCATCATAATAATCATTGAGCATTGGTTTTACCCGTTGCTGTAAATATTGTTTGATACGTTCACCAACAACAGGATTAGCTCGTGCTGCAATTCTTCCTCGTGTTGGTTCAAAGAGAAAATCATTCAAGCTACGAACTGCAAGAAGTCTTGAATGCCCAAGTACGCCATAGATTGTCTTAAACAGCCTACCTGCTTCCAGATGTTTCCCCAGCCGTGTAGGGAACCAGTGAGGTAATGAACGATGCATCCAGTCATCCACTTCTTTCTGCTCATCATCCCACACCATCTCAGCATGGAAGTTGACAGGGCTATCTTTATCAAAAGCAGTGTCATAGATATATGCTGTGCCATCTGGAGAAACTTTGATAGGGGTGTCTCTATACTTCTGTTCATACGCAGCTGCCTTTACCCATTTCAAGAGCGTGGCGTCTTTTGGCTTTTTAGTCTTAATGCCACGTAACGCATAGATATTTGCTCTTGCAAGACTGAGAACTCTACGTACTGTATAGTTGTGTAAATCCCAGTTCTTATCTTCCAAAAGGTCATAGATACTGGTTCTGCTATTTACATTTACTTTCTTATCTCTAAGAATCTCCTTGTAAGCAGAACCAATGACATCTCGTAACCCTGTTGTCTGTGTATGCATGTCTCTAACCACATCAGCAAGGGCACGTTTAGACGCTACTCTGTCTCCGATGATGACATACTGTCCTGTTCCTGGCACCGTGAATGCTGTTTGTCTTTTTGTGAGCTTAATCCCATGTTTTGTTGCAAAAGCAGTTGCCTGATTACTAGACAGAACAAAGCAATTTTTCCCTACATCATTCAGCCCCATCTCTTTCATTTCTTTTACTTTGAGCTTCAAACGGCGTCTCATTGTATCAATAGGTTTAGCTGCCTTCGCTTTAATGCCAGAGGACGGCATTGTCTCTTCTGTTACTTTGCCAGTCAGTTTCAGATTGTCTTTCTTTGCCTTGTTCTCTTTTGCTTCTTTACCAGACAGCTTCACATCTTCCAGTTCCGTAGATTCACTGATCTGTTTCAGTTCAGTATTGACACGCTTCTTTAAGGTGTCTGTCGATTGCATACCAAAAGCCCCAGTAAGCATGTTGTCTTCACTACGGTTCAAGTGCCCATATACTTTTTGAAGAGTTTTAGATTTAGGTAATACTCCCTTAACAGTACGCATCGCATCAAACGCATTGCCAAGGATTGCTGCCTGTACCATGTACTGTGCATAGTTTGCTTCAAATCCCCCATATTTGTTAGACAACGCTCTGTCTAGCCCCATCATAGACGCACCTGTAGCTGCATTAGCTGCCATTCGTGCTACTTTAGATTTAGCAAACATAGAGAGTTTGTCTGCATTAGTACCAAACATTCTTGCAAGCTGCCCTACCATAGTATCAGCAGTAACGCCACCAAGATACTTAGCACCGATACCCCCTGCCACGGATTTGATACCTTTTGCAATGAGTGCCCCCTCGCTAAGTCCTGTAGCCATGAGAGCAAGGTTCACTGGTTCAAGCATCCCACCAGCTAAAGAGCCTGCAATGCCAGCAATATTATATCCCTGCATATGTTCATCCTGTGCGAGACGAACTGCCCGATCATAATCCTGTTTCTTCATTGCAGCCAACATAAACAAGTGGTCTTGCGAATATGAATTAGTCAGTACAAAGTTCTGTGCCGTAGGGTCATTAGGCATCAACTTCTTTACATAGTCAATTTCCTCATCACTGGGCGTATAAGGGGTACTAAACCCAGGTATAGACACACTCCCTCTGACAGCTGGGTTAATCCATGACCAAAGGTAACGAAGAGAAGACGTGACACCACTATCAAGAATTGCATCATCAGCAGCATCCACAAATCTGGAAATGGGGTCACGTTCTTCCATAGGAGCAGGGGCATCTGGAATATATTCATGACCATACCTAGAATGCCCCTGTCTATCTACAGGAATAGAGCCAACAGCAGTGATAGGAGAATACTCTTCACCAAGCATGGCTGCTGCATATGATGCTACTTCACGCCCATAATCTCCTATTGTCTTGCCATTAGCATCTGCTAACCCTTCATTATCTATATTGCCTTCGCCACCAAGCCATGCTCTAGCTGCATGCTCCATATCATACCTAGACAGTAAATCCTCAGCCCAATATGCAGCCACGGCATCCTGTGTCTCGGGGCTCCAATCTAATGTGCCATCTTCATTGAGCAATCCTGCTTTTTCAGAAAGTTCCCGATAAGTAGAGGGAAGAAACTGGTAGCGTCCATACGCTCTCTGTCCGTCTTTATTTACAACGCCCTCAGCATAATAGGAATCTTCTCTGCTATACGCCCCAGATTCAACACTTGCAATCCCTTCAAGGAACGCATGTAAATTATCCATCGTTACTCCTTTCTTTTAATCCTCTGGCATGTCCGTAGGGTTATATTCAGAAGTCATCTCTCCATCCACTTCATCCTCAGTAATCCAGTGGTGTCTTTCTTCATACTGTCCCTGCTCTTCTGCTACAAGGTTATCCATTTCAGACACACCTGTATCTGGGTCTGGGGTAAGCAAGTCATTGACGTAAGCAGAAAATTCATCTGGTGAAAAGTACTTCTGCTCCTGCGTGCTACTATTCATGAATCCAAGAACATTAGTAGATGGATCATAGACAACATTCACGCTGTCTGTGCCCCCCAAAGTATCAATTAGGTGCGTGATCGCCTGACGTGCAGATCTTCCCTTATTTACATAGTCTTCCTGATCTACCCCTGTAAAGAAATCCTTAGGAACGATACAGTCTATCCCTCTTTCATGATAATCAAAGTATTGCCCTCTAATCTGGTCAGATGCCTGTTTTACTGCTTCGTCTCCGTCCATACCATTGTAGATATAGACTTTTGCCAGATTTCTGATTTTTCCACGAAGGCTAGGGTCATTGATACCATAGACACCATTGAAGATAGGTGAACCATCTGCATTTGTTCCCATCGTCTCTATCTGCATTGCTGTGTTGTCTGCATTAGACATGGCATCATTAAGGCGTGTCTCCATAATATCTTTTGTGTCTTCATCATGCTCTTGCTGATACACATTCCCATAGAGCTGCATTGCCTTCTTCAACCCATCAAATCCCTCTTCAGAATGATAGGAAATCCCATCTTCTACCTGTGACAAGGAAGACAAAGCTGAAATGTCACGTAAAGTGCTACTATTGAATACAGAACCTGCCAATGCTGGGTTTGCATGATAGATATCAAGAGCTGTCTGAATATTCTGCAATGCTGGCGTATCATACGTTGCTGTATCCCAATCAATATTCATAGCATCCATAAGAGAAGAGTTGACAGCAAAATTCAAACTATTCTTAAATGCTTTCATCTGAGGAGCAGTAAGAAGTTTGCCTTCCTGTCTGACACATTCATTTAGATCAATTTCTCCATTAGAAAATGAAGAGAGAATCCCTTTCAAGAGTGTCTGCCCTGCCCCAATGACTTCCTGCTCTGTCAGTGCTTTCTTAGACACACTTCCATCTGCGTTCTGCACACTCTTCATCAAGGGTGCAGTGATAGGAGAACCACCACCATAGGAATTGCCTTTACATAAAGCACTAAACCATTGAGAAATGTTCTGCTGTGTCGCACTATCAAGCACAACTGCTGCTGCCTTCCCTACTGCCCCATAACGTCCAGAAGATCTTACTCTGCTCTGGTATTCAATCTCTCTCCGCTTATCTTCACGCATAGAGGTGAACATGCTCTTCTGTGCCATGACCGCAGCAATATGAGGATTGTCTTTCTTAATCTGCTCTACCTTTTTGTCAAACTCATCCAGAGAGGTGCATTTCTGTAAACCATCAACAATATCTGTCATGTACTTTTCTCTAAGCGCACCGTCCATTGCAATTCCAGAACCATGGAAATCTTCATAAGGCAAAAGTTCTTTCAGCTTCCATTCTTTTCCATTCACGTCTGTATAGACACTCGCTTCAAAGATTTTGTCTAAATCCTTACCGCCATTGTTCGCAATACGTTCATCTATTGCCTTAGACAACATAGGAAGCATGGCATAGAAAGAACCACCTGCATTTTCATAATCAGTACATGCCTGTTTGAGTTCTTCTACCTGTGTCTCAATAGGGGTCTGAGACACATGTTCTGCACTTCCAATGTCTGACAGTTTAGCAGTAAATGAAGCAGAGCGAATAGCTTCTCTATTCTTCCCTGCTTCTGCCATCTGTCTATTGATATTGTTCTGGGTGTAGGTGTCCATGTTTTCATAGAACCCAAGAGCAAAGAACTTAGAATCTCCATTGTGCTGAAAACTGGAAATAGGTTTGATACTTCCCAGAGCAGATGCACTGTTAGGCGCAGAATCCCCTGTGACCTGTGCGTCTTCATTTGCCTTTTCCCAGTCTTCCCCCATGTTATATTCACGTCTGTGTGCTTCTACAAAGTTCAGCCATCGTGCGTTTTCTTCCCCTGCTGTCTGACATTCCCCCTCTTTGGCTACAACGTCCTGATCGTATCTGTTACGAATATCACGAATTGCATTTTCGCCACGATACTTATCTAGGGCAGCCATAGTATAGGGATTGTCTAACAACTCTTTGTGATTAGAGTTAGCAAGCATCTGCTGAGAAGAAGTCAGAATCTTTCCCGCATTGTTCGGATCATTCTTAATCACTTCTGCCATGAATTTGCCGTACTTTTCATCTCTAGCATCCTGTTGTGACATGTGACTAAGGATAGTGTCTCCCAGCACCCCAAGTGCTTTTGCAAGACTTGCTGCCTTAGATCCTGCACCTGCTGTCGTACTTCCAGAAGGAACAATAAGCTGCTTCTGGTATGTATCTCGTACCTGAGGTGCAAACTGTCTTTGTGTACCTACGGCATTTGCTACATTTGTTGCCATTACTTCTGTCCCCCTGTCTTACGATTTATTTTTACATTCTGATATGCATCATACGTCTGCATTCCTGTGGCCAGCAAAGACAAAATGTCTGCCTTCTTATTCGGTTTAGCAGCTTCCTTATAAGACGCCACTGTACGCTGTGTAGACTTCAATGTAGTCAGTTTGTTCAAATCAATCTCATTGCTCTTTCGTAAATAGTTATCCTGAATAGAAGCTACATTTCTAGCAGTGTCTCCAACAGAACTTCGCATGATCTGGTCAGCAGTTCTCCCGCCACCCGCCATGTCTTCATTTAATGCTGCCTGTACCTGTGAATTAAGCTGTAATGCATTCTGCTGAGTTTTCATGATAGAAGTAACAGCTTCATCATATGCATCCTGTCTTTCCTGTTCATAGTTCACCAGACTGCCATTCATCTGATAAATAGCATCATTTGCTTGCGCCTGATATGCCAGTGCATTAGCTTTATTCTGTTGTCTAAGCTGCAAGCCTTTCAATCCCACCACTGCAGCTGCCATTCCTGCGAATCCACACATTACTTACTTTCATCTCCTTTTAACTCAAAAACAGAAAAATCATCATCCAGCTTTGTCCATGTAGCACCAAGCCAATCCAGATATTCTACATGCGTTGTGTTCTTTGTCCAAACTACGTTTGTTAGGACACCATATGCTTTCAGAAGTCTAGGCAGTAATTGTTTTGAGAAGCGCAAGAAACTAAGTTTGTGTCTAGCATACTCAGAGGTAAAGCAGAGCCAAATCACTCCTTTTCCTCTATATTTGTACAGACCACCAATCCCAACTGCCTTGTCTTTGTATGTAATCTTGTAAACTGGATGTTCATAATGCACTACGAGATCAACAATGCACATATCATAAGAAGTACGGTTACTACTCATCATGATTTCTTCCTTGTCTTCTCTGCGTAGTGCATTACAAATATCCAAGATTTCTTTTGTTCCGATTGCTTTGATTTTCCAATCAGAATTACACTCTAGTAGCTCTCTTATAGTAAACACCTTCCCACCCTGCACCAATCAATGCTACAGGCATAGGAAGTTCTGTCTCTATACTGATAGAGCAATTAGAACTCAAAGACTGTACAGGGAACTTAAACTGTCCTGTCTCTAATGCTGTAAGTCCAATTTTGTTTCTACCAGAACCTAAAAGCCGTGCAGTCATCACATATTCATATGTCTCTTTGTCAAAACATTCAACAATGGCTTTGATATATCCGCAATTCTCATAGTTCACCCAGAAATTCCTAAGCTGTAATCTTCCTTCTGTGTATGCAGTGACACCATTGTCATCCTGTTTACGAATCATAACCTCAGAGAACTTTGCCTTGAATTTATACAATTCTCCTTCAATGAGACGCCTGCCTACCCAGTTTCCTTGCAACCAGACGTATCTGCCATCTACCATTTCTTCTGGTGTCCATTTACGGAAAAAGCCTTTGCTGTCTACCAGTCCGTAAGACACACCTGCTTTCAGAGTACCTCCATACATGGTTTTCATATCTACCTTAGTCCGTCCTTCAATGTCATCATAAGCATCTGAAGTAATGGCAGGTAAAACAACCTTTCTATCCATAAAGACACGATATGGTTCATACTCTTCATAGTCCTTCGTGTTATAAGTAAAGGAGACACTTTCAAGAGTAATCATCCCTTGTCTATCAAACACAAGGTACAATGTAGAATTGATAAATCCACCACCAAGAATGCGGGCACCATTGAACTCCCAGTAAGACCAAGAGGACTGTAATCTGCTGTTATCTACAAACAAATATTTGTAAATATATACTTTTGATTCAGCACCAATAGTAAAGAACCCTAAGACATTCTCTGTATTGGAAGACACAATTTTATACACACCATTCGGAATAAAAGAAGGAACGTGAGACGTTACATCCTGTGCGTCTTTCAAATTGGTGGTGTCTTCAATCGTGAAATATTCTTTGATCGTAGTAAACTCTGCACGTTCTGTAGGAAAATAGACACGTCTTCCGGCACCTACTGGACGCACATATGGATTGCAAGTAAACTCTGTGACTTCTGTGATAGAGCAATTCTTAGGAGACAATACGCCATCTGCTCTAAGTAAGAACTGTGTGTCATTCGAGAAGAGGAGCAACTCTTCATCAAATGGAACAGCATGATAGAGAATAGACACACTATTATGGGATACTGCTAAATCAATAGGATCTGTGTCCTGCATGTCTACTACGGAAGCAAACCAGAAATTAAAGAAAGACGCAGACCTAGACAGGATGACATTCTCTCCTGAAATAAGCCCAAGCCTGTTTCTGTAAAAGAAAATATCATTGATAGTTGCCCCAACGAAAGAAGGTTCTGGGTTAGAATCCTCATCACCTACATCTCTATCATCCCAATCCAAAGGTTTAAGGGTGAAAGACATGTCTGCATTTCTTACCAGTCCCTGAGGCATGGTAGAAGAATCAAGCGTAGTAGGTGTTTCTGGTCTTGCACATTCTGTCCAGAGCTGTGTGTCTCCGTCATATCTGACATAATAATCATCAGCTACATTCGTTGCCCCTTTTACCTGTACTGTAAATCCATTAGGAGCAGAACGTGGTAGATTGTTAAAGTTCTGTACAGCATGATAAATACCAAACATAGACATACCATTGTACCCATCTTTAATCTTAACGGTTTTAATGGTAGTCCCTGCTTTCTTTACATATAGCCAGCTATCCCCAGTTGCTACTGTCCACCCATTTTTTCTAGCAGCAGTAGCAAGCTGCTCAGCAATCCAGTTTACGTCTACCTTCGTACTATCAGAAGCATTAGATCCATCTGGTGTCGTGTAAGAAGCAATCGTTACATCATTGATAATACAAGCATATGTTCTGCCATATTGCCCACTCTTAACATTAAAGAGTGCGCCCTGTGTACCTTTCCATCTGCCAGAATCCCAGACCTTCCCTGTCATTGCTACTTTCTTTTTTGTATTAACAATAAAAGTATAGTCTGCAATGGTAATGCATTTAAGATACTTTCTGGGGTCTACCCCACTAAGGTATGATGCAGATTTAGCATCAATGGTCACTTTGTATTCTTTGCCGTCTTCATCATAAATCTTACAGCTACCATTTCCATCAAAAATCATGATGTACTTTTCTTCTTCATCTCTCTTTACTACATGTACAAGAGGACGATAAGTAGAAGAGGGAGAAACAAACAAATTCTTGATATGCACTGTCGGTGCCCTTTTTTGCAGACCACCTACTTCTGTGCTATATCCATTTATCTGTTCTTCAAGCTGCTCTGGTAAACGAAGAATAGCTGGCTGCTGACTGATACCAGACACAATGTTTTTGATTGTCTGACTGTATAAGTTTGTAGCCATTAGTTACCTCTTTCAAGAATTGTCTGCACACCAGTTACATTCAGCATATTGAAGTCATTAGCATCAAGTTCATATTCCATCAAAGCTGCCCATGCTTCCTGCTCGTCTCTGAGAAGCTCTTCACCAAGGGAGCTGTCCCCTAAGTAACGTGTCTGAAAAGTTGTAGCTGCTTTCGCTGTAATATAGCTTCTCATTGGATCTGGCATGTCTTCAAAATCCACAAGGAAAATAATTGTGCAATCAATGCTGTTGTTAAAAATATCTGTCTGCTCTTCCCAATCAAAAAGATAGCCCCCTTTTTTCGTGTACTTCTTATTGTCTGTACCAACAACGTACAGGAGATTAGACAACCATCTAATTTTATGTGTCGTAGTATCTGGGTTCAATGTATAAGAATCAATCTTATTGAACGTCCATCCTTTACTCTGCACACGTCTATTTACGTTCCTAAGGATACGCAAGCAGTTGATGACATCTACATTTGTCGGATTCTCAATCGTATTTACAGGCGATTCACCGATACTTGCAAGAATTTCATTGACTGCTTCGAGTTCTGTCAACGGAGTTAAAGTCATTGCTATTTATCCTTTCTAAACAAATCAAAATAAGGTATGGTGTCTCTTTAAGGACTTGAACCTTAAACCTTCTGGGCATGAACCAGATGCTCTAACCATTGAGCTAAAGAGACATGGTGGGAAGATATGCAGTTGCGTTGAGAGGAGGGTATCATGGCGTTCATGATTTTATATGCATATCTTCCCTATAAGAAAGGAGGAATCGAGAGGTGTGAGAATTGCACTCACAACAATAGGAAACCCGTAGATCAGTCCTGCCCCATGGTAAGACCTATACCAAGTTCCCTTCCATATGTGCCTAGCCCTCTCATAAAGTGCCTGCCGTAGCAAGCACTAAATAGCCTAGTCCTCAGACATCGGCTGTTCGCTTCTTAAGTATTAGAGATAACACCCATGTAAGCTGCTTCTGGACGAAGACCACCATGTCCCATAGCGTAAGATGCTACGAGCATATCTGCCTGATATTCAGCACGGCGGGCACGTTCGATAGCAAGGTCTTTCAGTTTGACAGTGCCTACTGCGGTACGATGTGCTGCAATAAAGACAGTGTTGTCTACATAATCAGCAGGGAACACATGTCCTTCACCCTGAATTACACCTTCATTGACTGCTGCACCACCACGAGTAAGGTGCGGTGTTTCAATGATGTCAAAACCTGCTACACGAAGAACATTGCCTTCTGTGATGGTAGCTACTGCGCCATAGTCATGATTGATTGCAACCAGAGAAGCTACAAGAGCGTTCACACCAGTCGGTGTCATGAACACATATCGGTCATTTGCAGGAACATAGTTTTCAGACATTTTGGTCTTAACATTGAGAAGCATTTCCACAAGTTTAAGCCCCATTTTCTGAGTAACACCAATGTCTTCTCCTGCAAGAGTACCTTTGAGGATTTCACCTTTGCCAAGACCAGTAATGTTCTCTTTGTTTGCAACAACCATCTTTGCAATTTCTGCAAGTACGGCACCGTCTGCTGCATATGCAAGAGCTTCCCCCATCTGACGGGAATATTCACCACGAACATCAAAGTGAGACAGTGCTTCATCCAGATCAGAAATAAGCTGAGAAGTAGTCAGAAGACCATCAATCTGAATGATTTTCTCTTCGCCAGGAATGTTTTCACGCAGGTCATCCAGAGACTTGCCAGATTTCAGATAAGCGGCAGTAGCACGCCCAAACACTGGGAACTGTGCGGATTTACCACTCGCAATGGATCGAACAATATGACGTCCATTAGTTACAGAAGCACGCTCAAATGCCGTGATGGTTTCTCCTGCAAATACTTTCAGATATCGGGCAAGAGTATCAGTACCACTCTGATTAAGCCCTGGCTGTGCAATCGTTACATCTGCCAAAATAAACTCTCCTTTACATATAAAAATAGAAATAAATGAATATATGAAACAACAAAAAGACACACACCTGCTTAGATGTGTGTTTGAATATATTTTTGCGATTTACATTTTGTATTTTTTACCAGCGTTTCCATAAAAATAATAAGCCAGTGTGTCTTTTCATTGTTGTCATAACAAAATTAACCAATAAAAGAGCTGTTCATGGTCTTGTCCTGTACTTCTTTAGTGTACGAAGGATCACGAAGATACCGTGGATCAGACATTGCCTTCACCATTTCTCCTCTGTTAGCAAACCCCATGTTGCCAGCATTGTTGCCAGCGTTACTAGACCGACCAAGAATAGAACGACCAGTGTAGCCGTTAGCAGCGTGCATACGAGCCTTAAAGCCATCAAGAGCCAGTCTAATGCCAGCCATATCCCCTTTTTCAATAAGAGAATTAAAGCGTTCTGCACTTCCGTCATTCTGCTTGCTAATGAATACAGCAATCTTTTCATACTCTTCCTGTCCCCCTGCATGCTGATAGACATCTGCGATAAACTGCTGTGCTGTAGCTTCAAGACCAGTAATGTATGCATCAATAACAGACTTTGGATAACCTGCCTTTTCAAGCTGGTCATAGGACTTTTCAGACAATGCACCATCTGCATAGTACTCATCAGCAAGGGCATCAAAGTCAATTCCCTTTTTTCCTAATTCATCCTGCAACGTCTGGTCTGCTTCCACCGCTTTAGACACACGAGTTTCAATAGGTTCTTCTTCACTCGTGGGCTTGTCTTCATTATCTTTGGTTTCTGCCTGCTCTTCTGTTTTCGATGCAGCTTCTTCTGTCTTTTCAGTTTCCTTTGCTTCTTCAGACGGGTCTTTCGTCTCAATCTTTTCTGTACTTGTCGATCTGATTTCAACGTCTCTTCCCTGTAAAGCATCTTCTGCACCACCTGTCACTGCCCCTTCTGGATATAAAGATTCAGTATTTTCTTCCAATTTACTACATACCTCCCATCTGGTTATTCATTCCATCCATTGCTCCTTTTGCTAATTGAGGAGCTGCTTTCTCTGCCATATTAGACATCATAGACTGCTGCTGTTCTTGCTGTAGCTGTTCATCAGTCTTTATGAGTTCTTCTGTATCAATACCTAATGCTGTTGCTTCCATAATCATGATCTTCTGCCAATTCAGATATGTCTGTGCTGCAGGATTCATCTGCTGCAATTCCAAGAACTGTGCTAATTTATTAAGATCATGTCCTCGCCCGATCGCTTCTACACCTGTGATGACTTCCATGTCCACTAAGTCTGGTGGAAGGTCTGGAATCTGCCCACCTGAAGAGAGCTGTGCTACCAGTCGGCGTGCTAATGGTAACTGAAGTTCCTGAGACAACAAAGAGTAAATTCCACCCAGTGTGTCTTCCAGTTCCCCAGCTACATATCTAATCTCTTCTGCGGTTACACGTTCTCCGTTTCTCTGTACTGCACTATTCAGCAAAAAGGCAAAAGACAACCTAGATTCAATATTCGCTGCGGTCTGTTGTGCTACATTCAGATCATTATATTTATCCAACTGTAACACTGTAATGTCTTCAGCTCTGCCAGGAATAAAAGCTCCTGTTTCTGCTTTAGACAATCTATTCACTCTTGTAATGCCATTCGGATTCACGAGGAAATACACAGACGCACAAATAGAACTAAGCTCTACAATAGCTTTACTGAGATTTTCAAGAGAACGAATATCACCCAGATATTCCTCTACAAAAGAACGTCCGTAAGATTCACCATCCATCTTTACCATGCGAAGCGGAATCCATGGCGCACTATCAGCAGGAAATGCCTGTGCTGTCCCATCAATCACTTCACCATTGACTTCCTGATAAGAGATATACTGTCCATTCTGTAACTGAATATCTGTATAAATCTCTACCTCATCAGATGGTTTATGCTCTTCCGTATTGTCTCCTGTCTTAGAAATCATGTTCTGTACATCTTCTGGAAGAGACGCCCATGCTACTTTGTCTAATGTAATCAGTCTGTACCATGTCCCCAGTGCATCACGTACAACGACATAATCATTGAGACGATACATTTTGATACCGCCTTCCTGAGGTGGTAAATAAAGACAGGCATTCCCTGCGACAATCAGCATTTTCAGAGCTTCTGTAATGGTCACTCTAATCTGGTGTGTCTCTACATATTTCATGCAAATATTTTCAATTCGCATGAGCTGCTGCTGAACTTCCGTTACCATGTTGTCCCCAGACTGCTCTAACTCCTGCTTTGTATCCTGTGAAGGATTCAAAGTAAAGAAAGGACTATTCGGGGGCATAAGAGCTAAGGCAAGTTTAGATGTCAGATTATTGACTGCTCTGGCACCAAAGCTCTGATATGGTGTACTGAAAGTAGTAGAAGCATTAGAACCATTCTGAGGGAACAGAGAAGGAATTGTGTATTTAGCACAATCTTCCGCACGAGTGATATACATGTTTCTATCATTAGACAGACGTTCATATGCACTCTTCGCTGTTTCTTCACGGTTCTTGATAATATCATTCATGCTATTCTGCTGTGCCATGTTTGTCTCCTATCATTAAAGATTAAGACCAGTACCTGTCGTACCCCCAGAACCAGCTGAACCACCACTATCAATCATTAAGGCTCGCTTTCCTTTATTTGTTCGCTTTCGCTTATTAGACACCAGATCAGATTCTTGCTGCCCCTGCGTAGGTTCTGGTGCAGCCACAGCAGGGGCAGCAATCTGCGGAGCAGCAACTTCCTGTGTGTCTGTCAGCGTTTTAAGAAACGGCTGTGTAACTGCCTTAACTACCCCTTTCAGCCCACTAGACACTGCATGCCCTAATGCCTTAAATGGTTTTGTAATTGCGTGTGTAACTTTATGCCACCATCCCATATTTCTCATTCTCCTTTAATTTACAAATTGTAATTTACACCTGTATCATTAGTTGCCTTATTCAGTGTGTCTTTCTTAACAGTAAGAGCTGCCACACCTTTCTTTTTGCTTGCTACTTCCCAATTCTTTGTTCCACCATAGACAGCATTTTCTGGATTCTGTGCTGTGTTGTTTGTCTGCTGTAGCTGTGCTGGTGTCATGCTAGGAATAGTAATATTAGGCATCTTATTCCATAAACACATATCATTTACCTGCATTCATTCTCTGGCATGCTAAAAGAGAATCAATCACATCCTGTACACCCTTGATGTACCCAAGACGCATTGATTCACTTCCAACATCTTTAGCCAGTAAATAGGAAATATCAAAATTCTTACGAAGATACTCCATAACTTCTGCTGAAATATATGGACGTTTCATCTCTGCACGTAAAGAATCAGAATCATCCTGTACTTTAATCAAGGACTACACCTCTCTTTCTTAGGTGTCCAGAGTGTAATTTCACCTGTCTTACTGTCATAGTTTTCATCCCTAAGGATCCGTGCTACCTGTGCCTGTGATAATGCGTATGCTTCAGACAACCCCTTTTTCTTAAATGCCCCAACTACCGTATCCCAAGACACACCCTTATCTGCAAAGAGTTTCTGGGCTGTCTTAGCTCCAATACCAGGGCATCCAGTGTAATTGTCAGCAGTGTCTCCCATGAGTGTCTGCATCAGATGAAAGTAATCAGCTTCCCCTTCATCAATGACATACAGCTCACGTTTCATGAAATTATAAAAGACACTCGGGATACACTTGAAATCTTTATCCGCAGATATGATGACAGTGTGTCCCTTGTGTCTTGTCGCTAAGATACCACAAAGATCATCGGCTTCTAGCTTTGGTCTTGTGATACTTTCATAATTTCTTTTGCACCAATCAACAATAGCAGAATAACAGACAGGTTTTCTCTTCCCTACTCTGTTCTGCTTATAAAGTGGATAGATCTTCTTTCTGAAATTATCTTCTCCACTGAAACAAAGGATGATTTTATACTCACCTTCATAATTGAGTTTGTCTAACACCGAAGCAGTGATTTCTGCAATACGAGCATCCACTTCACCTTTAGCATCAGCAGCATCTGCCCATAATGTCCAGACATCCCCATACCAGTTGACTTCATGCTCTACTACAGCACATGCCTGAAAGCAAATCATGTCTCCATCAAACACGAGCATCAGTGGGGATTTCACTAGACACTGTTTCTTCATCTTTATTCTTCCGCCCTTCAGTACATCCATACTGCTTTTTCACTGCAACTACTTCCAGCTCCGCTTCTCTAATGTGTCTATGAGCAAAGACGATTGCACATACAGCGTCATTAAAGTCCTTTACTTCCCGCATGTCTCCAAGATGTTCATAACAGTCAGAAACATAAAATTCAATAGAATCAAGTGCATCATAGACACTATTTTTTACATATGCATTCTCAATTTTTTCAAGAGATGTCTTTTCCTGTTCCATTTATTTCTTCTCCTCTTTTGGAAGGTAATGTTTCACTACTTCCACATTGGCTTTTGCTGCACGAATAATAGAAGCATTAGCATTAAACACTTCATTCAGAATTGTACGAAGTCTAACAACGATAAAGTTATTTTCATCTGCTGTATCACACTGACTTGCAAGATCTCTCACTAACGCAGTATATTTCAGAAGGATAACACTCATGTCTTCTGCTTTACGATGTGCTTCATCTTCTTCATCCAACTTGTCATTATAGAAAGCAATAATGTCTTTCTTATGCTTATCCATATATGCGACAAGCTCCTTCTCTCCCTTAATAGCTGCTTCCCCTGCTTTATGAAATTCATCATAGTCAACAGGAATATTGTACGTTTTATCAATATTCAGTTTAGAAGCTGGGTGTCTTGCATACCAAGTAAGATTGTCTCTAGCCATTTCCAGAGGAGCCAATGTGTTCATATCTACTTCCTCATCCATCTCTGGAGACACAACTCTTGCTCTTTCAAGGAATGGATCAATAGATGCAATCCGTACAAAATCAAGAGCGCCATTTGCTTTTCTGACACTGACTGCCTGATCCAGACAAAACATAACTCCATCTTCCATCATGTGACATACACATTCTTTAGACATAATTTGTACTTCCTTTCTTATAAACAAAGAGAAATAAAAGTGTTCTCTTCCCCTTCTACGTGCCACAATTAGAAATCAGTGGCAATCGTACCAATTTTTGCCAATAATCCCTTCTGTATCTAACTGAACTCTAAAGTGGTAATGCACCTGTGTGTCTCTCATTGCTGCCTGGGCTTCTTCAACAACAATCTTTGCAACATCCAAATCTCTACATGCTATCTGCTGTTCATCGTGAACCCATGCCATTAAGGCAAAGTCCCCGTCCCAGCCATGCTTCAATCCTCTAGCAAGCAGTCTCTCTTCTGTCCGCACAATCCAATACTTACAGACAAGGGCACCTGCACTCTGTAACAAAAGATTCAAAGCAGAATGAATAGAACGTACATGCAGCTTTCTTCCATCCAAGCCTTTGAGCCAGTGTCTTTTCCACTTCAAAATGCCCCCACGGAAATCTGTTTCCACGAGAGCATCTTTTACAGCCTTACGTAAAGAACGAATAGCAGGGACTTTCTTCAAAAATCTAGCCTTAACTGCTTTCCCTGCTTTTTCATCTCCACCAATAAGACCACCCATCTTTTTATCTCCTGCACCATAGAGAAAGGCGTAGATAAATCGCTTCGCTTCATCACGAGTAGCAAGACCTGCAGCCTTCTGGTTCAGTGTATGAATATCACCATTTACAACAACATCTGCATATTCTCCACCATCATAAGGTGCAAGAAAATGTGCAAGACAACGAAGTTCAAGACCACAAGCATCTATCCCTGCCTGATACCATCCTTCTGGAACACCAAACAAACTTCTACATTCTTTCCCATAAGGACTAGCATTGTGAGGAACTTGTGTGACATTAGGATTTGCGTGTGTCGCTCTCCCACTAACTGCCCCACAAGGATTCACTCTGCCATGCATACAGCCGTCCTTCTTCACCAGTTTAAGCCATGCCTGTGCCCCATCTGAAAGCTGTCCAAGTCTCTTCACAATCATCAAGTATTCCTCAATAAGCGGAGACAAGGTTCTTACTTCCTCTGGAGCATCTGGATCCGTAGACATGAAATGAAATGTGTCTTCATCCACTTTCAGTCTGTCTTCCTCATACAGGTCTGGATTGTCTGGGGAATACTGATAATATTCAGTTACCAACCACTCAATCTGCTGTCTGCTCTTAGGATTAAAATCTTTGTAGCGTTGAATTGGAACACCTGCCTTGTATCCTAATCTTTTGTTATCCCTCTTAGGAATAAAGATTTTATCTGGAATACGAGGAGCCAGTTTCATCAACTCAGCTGATAAGACACACTGTCTTTTCCGCAATACCTTTTCTAGCTCTTCTGCTGCTTCGATATTAAACGGAAAACCATTCTGTTCCTGCTTAAACATTAACCATTGTGCTGCATGTTCAAGTTGAATTGCCTTTTCAGAATAGGTATGTCTTGTCAAGAAATCATAGAGCTTCTGGGTTACAACTACGTCCTGTCTGTTATACATCAGCATGTCTTCGCTGTAAGTAGCCCATGCATCCTCTGTCTCTTCCGCATACGTTCCTTTCAGCTCTCCCAGACGATAACCCCATGCTTTCAAAGACTGTGAGCCAATAAGTTTACCAGCTAATCTTCCCTTTTTGAACAAATCATAATCATAGTCTTTAATGTTTCCATAGATCAGACGTGCCATAACTAGGGTGTCTCTCACATATTGGCGTTGCTCCCTAGACACATGAAAGATTGCTGGATAGAGCTTTTCAAGACAAGGAATATCAAAATCAATGATGTTATGTCCGCATATGGTTTCTCCATTATCAAGTGCATCCTGCAGCATATGAACACCTACTTCGATGTTTGTAGGAGAGAAGCTATGCATTGTTTCTCCATCAAAGATCGCCATGCAATGAACCTTTGTAGATTCTTCAAGCAAGCCGTTACTTTCAATATCAAAAGTCAACATTGTCTTCCTCTCCTTCCTCATCAATATAGTCACTGAGCTTGTCTACTGCCTGCAAAGTATCATGCTCTTTGTCATAGAACAAATAACCACCAATTCCTGTCTCTCCTGTCCATCGGCATTTCAAGACACGCACTCTTACTAAGTTCTTTTTCTTTCCTTCTGCCTGCTGATTTCTTTCAAGACCAAGCACTGTGTCTGCTAACTGCCCAATAGCACCTGAGCCACGAAGCTGGGAAAGAGAGACACACCCACCTTCTTCAAATGCGATACTGCCTACCGCATTGTTACGTCTGAGATGCGATATGATAATAAGACCAACACCTGTCTCTTCAGCTAAAGAACGGAGCTGTGTCATAAGTATGTCAATCATCTTACGTTCGTTGTCCCCTTCAAGCCCAGAAATAGCAATAGAAATATGGTCAAGAATGATGAAATCACACTCTTCACTCACTGCCATATATCTGATCTTATCCATCAGATTGTCCCCATCCAATGAACCAAAATGTTCATACAAGACATATCGACCAGTTCCTAAAGTCTCATCAAAGGCTTTTCTGTACTCTTCCTCAGAAACAGCATGCCTATTAAGATACAGACGTTTCCCAACATGAAGAGACATTAACCCTGTAGCGGTTCGTTTCGGATTTTCTTCTAACATCAGCATGCCAATCTTCAGCTTCTTTACCACACCAAAGTCATAAGCAATCTGTCTTACGAAAGTTGTCTTCCCTACCCCTGTACCAGCTGTCAAGACACAAAGCTCTCCCTTGCGAAGCCCCATAATCATCTTATTCAATATTAAGTTCTCCCAAGGCAGATTATATCCATCATTCTTCACATCATCAGAAACAGCATCCCATAGATCTTTGCCGTTCACAATGCCATCTGGGGTATATTCTTTCGCATTCCAGATTGCATCAATGACAACTTCTGGATGCCCATTCTGCAAACATTCATTCGGGTCTTTGTAAGGAAGAGTGCCAATGTACAGCTTCCCAGGTTTCAATAGCCCCTCAATGTCTTTAATTCCTTTTCGTCCTGCTTCATCCATATCGAAGAATACAATCACTTTATCAAAAGAATTAAGCCATTCAGACTGAGCTTTGAATACCTTTTTTGCACTGCCAGCCCCAGCAGGGATAGAGACACAAGGGTATTTGTTGTTATTGATCTGAGAAACAGTCAAGCAATCAATTTCCCCTTCTGTCACTACTAACATCTTGCAGTGCCCATTTGCCCATAAGTTCTGCCCAAAGAAACGATTAGAGAACTTTGAACCTTTTGTCTCAAACCTTTTGTCTTTGTACCTAACCTTCTGTCCAATGAGTACCCCATGGTCATCATAATAACAAGCCACCTGTGCAGGTTCATCATGAATAACTGTCTTGAAATATCCGTATTTTTCGCATGTATCTTTTCTAATCCCTCTGGCTCTTAGAGTATCTGCCACCATATCGGTAAGAGGAATACAGCCTTTACATCCATGTCTGTGTTCTGTCTTGTCTTCCATTTCTTCTGCATCTCCTTCATAATGATACGTATTACATGAAAAGCAGTAAGTATGTCCATCAGAATACAGACACAAGGCGTCATGCGATCCACAATCAGCGCACGGTAAATGCGCTTGTACAAGCGTACTCTGCATAATTCACTGGAATATACTCTCCCTTAATTCGTACTACCTCAGCTCCCTTGAAATCTACTTTTAACTTATCCAGTACATGTCTAAGAGCTGCCTGTGCTGCGTCTGATTCTTTGCCCTCTTTAGTGGTATCCACAAAAATGATGACAGACACTTCATAAGGATCCACATGCAAGCCACCCACAGTCTTCGGATCTCTGCCTATCTCCGTGTGTCCATCACGGTGAATGACGTAATGAAAATCCACGTCAAATTCCCCTCTGCGTCTAGCATCCTTAAACAATCTGTCTGCCCTCTTATTTCCAAGGTCAATATCAGCAACAATGATGAAGTCCGTTCTTTCTCTTTCACGGAATTTGATTCTATTTATTTTTCTCACCTCTTCTGTAAATATCTTTTTCACTCATCCCTTTCTTTTCTTCAGACAACCAGTCTAAAGGTATGTACTTATCTGCATAGACAAAGCCGTGCTTCTCACACCAGTCTCCATAAGAGGTATTGCTCCCTTTACGAATCTTTGTCCGTGAATTGGAAAAAACAAACCTAATATCAAGATCTGGATGCTGTTTCTGAATCAGTAGATGCTTCTGTCTATCTGCTACAGAAAACAGCCCCTTTGTCTCTACAATAATCCCATTCCCTAAGACAAAATCAGGGGTGTAATGATGCTGAACAGGTGCAGAAGTGTAGTCAATCCTATGCTTTTCATAAGAATACTCCGCTCCTGCATTGTTCAACTCATCAATCACTCGCTCTTCCAGTCCAGATCTGTAGGATTCATTAACTTTTCTGCTCCACCCTCCATGTCTGCTGAAATAGGGCAATTAGAAATCTCCCTCTTCATCAAATGGAACATCATCCTCTTCTACTGCTGGGGAATTAGACGTAGTAGTGTCTTTGTCATATTCGCCATCCACTGTAGAATCATACCCTTCTTCATTCGTATTAAAGCCAAGAGACGCTGCATCCGTTCCACCATACGGAATATATTTAAGAACCTGTACGCCACGAAGATAGCATGCAAGCCCATTATTATTGTTACTCATCCAGTATGGTGCTAACGAAAAGGAAACACGGATGATAGAGCCATTACCCAGATTGGAGGCTTTTATAGGATGTCCCTTTGCATCTACAACTGGAATAGTTCTAGTCATTTCTTCCCCTGCTTTTGTCTTGTAAGTCTTATTTGCCTTGAACTTAAACGTGATAGTTCCATCAGTCAGTTCATGGATACCAAGAGACGGTTCAGAACTCCATTTCTTTCCTGGTTTCAGTTCATAAGATTCTTTAGCTTTTTCAAATTCCTTTTCCAGATATGATACGAACTCTTTCGTTGTCTTTGCATCATTAAATGTAATCTGGATAGAATAACCAAGCTCCTGTCCTTCATAGGTTTCTACGTTACGCAGATAAGCATAACGTGCTTCTCCTTTCGGTGTAACACCATTCACATACTGTCTTTTTACGTTAGCCATAATTTTTCTCCTTAATCAAATTTATTTACAACAGCATTATCGGAAATTTTAACAAGCACACCCATTGCAACCGCTTCACCTGCATAAATTCTACGCAGCTCTGGGGAAGTATTTGTGCAGAAGACACCCAGATGTGCTGCTCCTACCACGGATGTAGGAGAGACAATCAGCAACTTCTTCTCCATCAGTCTTGTCCCATGTAGCATAAGAGCGTACCCAGCAGGAACTCTCGCTCTGCCAAAATGGACGTAAGCATTTGCATCAATCGTCATTGTCTTTGTTGCTTTGAAGATAAATGCACCATTCACAAGTTCTACAACTACTTCTTTCCCCACTTCAAGATGAGGAATACGTGGTACTCTAGGTTTCTTTGTTACGACTTTCTTTTCTTTTGTCTCTGTCATAATCAACAACTTCTTTCTCTTCATCGTGTCACAATAAAAAAAAATGATGCTTCACTCTACATGACACACTGGGATTAGAATCCCTGAAACAGGAACGAAATGCATTTCTTTCCTGTTTCATCGAATACTTGCTGCATGGTATGAATTCGAGTATGTCGAGCAGGCACTCAGCAAACGCTGTAACTGCTTGTAATGTGATGGCTGGTGATTCTAATCCCCGTGTGTCATGTAGAGTTAGCTTTAGTAAGGAGCATTGCCTTTGATAATCAGACGCTCCTTTCTCTTCATCGTGCCACAATTAAAAATGACTTTGCGTTAGGGCACTGTGCCATGATCTCTGTGCAAAATGCTCTCCACTCAGGCAACTTGTGATTGTGTCTCTGTTTAAGAATCGTTTTAAGCTGTCTATAGTTAGTAGTAACTCGTGCAGTCAATTCAAGTCCAACAGGGCAGGAATAGATCAACTGCAAAAATGAAGATTCACTCTGTTCCTCTCTAAACTGCTTCTGCAATTCTTCCAGTCTCTTGATAATCTGCGGATCTGTATAGGGTGTAAAAGCCGTATCAAGCTGCATCTTAGACAACCTGTGCATAGTGGACTGACTAGACACAATCTGTGCAAAGTGATAACGTTCAAACTCTGTCCACATCTTGATTGTGCAAGTCAAATCAAAAGACACGATAATTCCGCTAAGGAAATTATCGTGCCCTTCACTGCTTTCTCTGCTTGCTAATGAAACAGCTCGCTTCCAATCGAGATCATCAATGTACCTGTGCTGTGCATCAAAGTCAAGGTGGGCTTTCATCGGGTATCCAGAAGCACGTATACTGTTATTCATATCATAGACCTGTAAATTAGTAATTCTCATTCTTCTTCGTCTCCTTCGTCTTCGTCGTCTTCTTCTCCGTAAACAGGACACAGAATTTTCATACCCTTGTAGTCCAATGTGATGTAAACAAGTGGGTATCTAACGTCAATATTGAGATACTTTGTCGGAATATGGAATGCTACAAGCGTGTGATAAAGCTCTCCAATCGTCTGGAACAAGTCCTCAAAAGAGTTCCTCTTATAGATTGCCGTGATAGATCCCTGTGATGCATTAAGATCAGGCTGAACGTCCTTGCACACACGAATGAGGTCATCAATAATCTTTGTGCTATCGTCTCTCATTTGTTTTTCTCCTTCTTTCTACAAAACAATGACCTTTTTAGAGTCAGGTTTCCCCTCTACTTTTGGCTGAATATCATAGTCTCTTCCATAGTACAGTCCACCATCATCCCTGTACTGTACACAAATAGCACAGTCTAAACAATCATGCTTCTTTGCCCACTCATAAAGTTCTTTGATGGTCATTCACAGTAACCTCTTTCTTCTAATTCTTTAAGCTGAGTAGCATACCATGCGATCTTTCCGGCGGTTTCTGCTTTGTCTCCTTTACGACCATATCTGTAGGCGTACTTCAGAATGTTGCCCCACAGAAAGCCTTCGTACTGCTCCATATGCATCAGATGATTGATAATGTCAATGGCTTCTGGAAGACCCTCGCCCTGATAATGAGATGGGTTAATGGCATCATCGACCTTCTTAGAGAGTGCCCCTTCCATACGGTCAACAACCTTTTCGTCTTCCTTTGGCTTCTTTGTGAGTTCATTACTGAGGTTCGGGATGACCTTAGCAGCATGTTCAGGTTCAACGGAATAGATAGCCATATCAGGGTTACATCCACTTATGTCAAACTGCCCATCTTTGGTGAAGTAGTCATAGGAGCAAAGCTCACCACTATGCCCCCACTCTACTTTAATCGGGTATTCAGCACCACTATCAGCTTCAGTCTCTGTTACGATACCAGCACCAAAATGGGGGGACCAAACATGATCTCCAACCTTAAATTCTTTGTCTTCTGCCATTGATTTTTTCTCCTTCTTCGTTGATTCTTTATCAACGACTTTAAGAACGGTGCTATCATTATCAAAATACTGTGAGAGACACCCATCTTCTGTAAATGAGCTAACATCTTCCATAAAAGGCACATTAGTGTCATCCCATGTTACGATGATCGGATAGACACACTTGTCTTCATGGATCTTTGTCACAGTGCCATACCCATGAAATGGGGCATATACCCTATCTCCTACTTTGAATTTTGCTTCAGCCATTTACTATCTACTCCTTTCATCTATTTGCTTCAAAGAATGCTTTTGCAAATCCAGGGGTGTCATTGCCCTAAATTCTGCATCTGTTTCCGGCTTATGGAATTGTAACTGCGGAATTTTGTTCCAAGCACTTTTGTGTAGATATGCAAAATTAGGCTTACTCCTGTTTCGTCTAGTGTATAAGTCAATCTTTGGAACATCATCCCAGTTTTCAAATTTCCTTTTTGGAATATTGAAATTCCCCCAAATATCCGTGGCTTTCGTCCACGGATCACCATAAACCCACGGCTGGAAATTCAACTTTGGCATACCAAGATATTTTCTCAAATGCCCTCGTGGATTTTCCAACGCCCAAAAATGCGGATTGCACTGATTGATGATTTGCAAGCAAGCGTTTACAATTTCCATTCCTGCTGCTTCATCACGTTTTCGTGGTTCAGCTTTACAATTTAGAAGTGAAAATTCTGTACATGGAGGTGCTGCAAGGATCCCGTAAACATTGTCAGGTGGAATATAAGTTCTTACATCGTAGTCCTGCAAAGTGATAATACGTACATCATACCCTGCTTCTTGATACGGTTTAGACCATGATCCAGTTCCTCCGCACAAGTCCAAAATAATCCGTCTGTCTGTCATATCTTGATTTCTCTTACCTTCTTTTTGTAAAATCTTCCATTTTTGAATTTCTCCTTTTGCCAATCAACTAATTTGTAATTGATCTTCGTCACAATAGCTGTACAGTCCGAACAGCAGAGCTTGTAGACATTTCCGTATGTAGACACCCTCGGTTTATATGGCTTGCTGCAATACCTACAGTGTCTTATTCCTTGTTCTTGCTCTCTGTCCCAGTATTTGTTTGAACAATCAACACAACAAAAATGGGAAGTTGATTCAAATCCTTTGTACGGATGAAACAGCTTCCCACATTCCCAGCATTTCCATAAGCATGTTTTGTTTCTGACTTGATTCGTGTATTTCTTCCACTCAAGTTCATTTGAAATTACAACTCTCAATAGACACCCCTCCTTTTGTTGGTAGACACAACCTTATTTAGGAAAGACAAAACAGAAATGGTGTCTTTCCTCTGTTTTGTGCCACAATTAAAAATCAGGATCTTAGTAATGATGATGATAATTAAAAACAATAAAAAAGTTCCCATATAAGTAATACCTTTAGGATTAAACTATAGGTATTATTTATATGGGAACAATTAACAATTAACAAATTAAGTGCATCACTAGGTATCTAAGAGAATACTTTAGATATCTAATAGAATACTTTGAGTATCTCTCTTCCCCTTCTACGTGCCACAATTAAATTTTGATTATGTACCACAATTACATTTTATTCAATTTGTCTTTGTTCTTGATGCAAAAAGTATGAATCAGATCTCTTAATACTTGTGAAGGATTAACACCACGCTGTTCACACACTATATACAATCTATTTTTCTCTCTTTCTGTAATGCGGATTTTAATCTCTGCATTTTTATAGGAATCATCGTCCATTCTTTTTCTCTTTCTCCCTTCACAATAAATTCTTCTTTCCTTCATTGTTTTCACAAAATTCTTCAATAAGTTTTCTGATTACTTTTGATGGTGTCATACCCATGTTCTGGCAAATCTGATAAAAATTTTGCTTATCTTTATCATTTATCCTAACTCGCACGGAACACTCTTTAAGATCTTTGTCTTCAATTTTCTGCATGTTTTCCTCCTTTGACAACATAAATACACATATAGTGTAGCATAGATGTGTCGTTGTGTCAATATGTTCCCACATCAATGAAACACATAAAGACTATCAAGTACTTGTCTGATGTCTAAGCTCCCTTTCTTTGGTGGCTGGGGCATGTCTACATTTTCTTCAGATACAGAAGTCTTCATTTCTTCATAGAAGTTCAAAAGTACATCATTCTCTTCATACATCTTCACGAATGCTTCTCTGACAGTGTGAAAGAGTGTGTCTGCCTGTGCAGGTGATGTCGCATAGGAATCATGGATCATGCTGAAATGATGAATCCCTTTGTCAAGACACATGTTGATAGACAACTGGAGATGACTAGCATCCATGGAATGAATAAAGTTAGGAGCAATCCCTTGTGACTGCTTTCTCTTTGCAATATTCCCTGTCACTTCAGGAACATAAAAGTTTTTAGTAACATTCAGGAATCGCATTTTAACCTTCTTGACAGCCATTTCCATGTAGTTCTGCTGAATCGGCAAGCCCATTGGTGTTGTCCATGTCACGACATCTCCTTCTTTGCAGATGACATTAGACACTTTCTGTAGCCACTCCATTCCTGCAAACGCTTTAACGACTGTTTGAGACGCTGCTGTCCAAATCAATTTAGCAAGATAAAGCGCTAAAGCGTTCTTCCCTGCCGTAAACATGCTTCCTTTGTCAGTTCCGTACACTTCATTTAGAGTATCTTCTAAAATCTGCTCTTTGAATCCGAACTGTTTAGCACCGTAAGCGAGTGTCATAACGCATCTTTTTGTCACTTTTCTGTTGACGCCAAATGCTAACCACTGCTGTGCTAAGGTTTTTGTCCCCCATTTCATCGTTTTCTCCCCAAATTTGTTGGTGATATAGGCGTCAGAAGTACCGTTTACGGCGTTTTCTCTGAGTACAACGTTCACTTTTTCAGCAACTTCGCCGTATATATCCCTAGGTTTATCACCTGGAATCAGATTGACTGATTTTCCCCCTATCTCATCCCTAAGAGCTGCGGAAAAATGCTGCAATCCAGAGCATGTACCATCGAATGCTACAGGGATACCGCACGCCCACCCGATTACAGAACCATTGTGCTTGTCTTTGTAATCAAGCATGTCTTTGTACTCAAAGCACCATCCTAAAAACTCTATCGGGCAATCTGAATTTGCCCAAAATCCCTTGTCTTTTCCTAAGGGATCAGTCGTTACAGACAAGATAGCTTCTTCATTGTCCTTTGTCCACTGAATCTGATCGTCAAAAGACACCTTATCATTGCCGTAAAATTCACAACCTGCAACACGCATCCAGTATTCTGCTTTTTCGTCTGTAGCTGCAGGTGTGTCTGCTAACAATAAAAGCCCTTTTGTCAAATCATCCCCTTGAAATGAGAAAGACGGGATAGGATAGACACGTCCTCTAAAGTCCATATTGCAGGGGAAATAGATACGCTTATAGGGGGCGTACTCTTTAGCTATCGCAATCATAGACAAACATCTCAGTGCCTTTCCTTTGCGAGAGTTCTCACGATGAATTAACTCCACTGCTAACTTCTTGTGTTCTTTCAGTTCTTCCTCTGTATAATCTCCCTCTAATCTAGGCAACTTGTCATAAGGCTGAAACTTTGGAATACCTGCTAAATCCCCACCATTCTTGATAATAGTTTTTACAACATCAAGAACTTTGGTGTTGATTTTCCATGGTGTTGCCTGTACTGCATTGATTGCACGTAAGACATGGGAAAGATCTGCCTGTTTCAATCTGTTCATGTATGTCTGAAAAAAGATTGTCTTATTTCTATGTAATCTTAACAGTTTGAAATACTTGCTAAGCTCGCTGTAGTACCCACCATGATTGTAGTCTTTCCATTCAAGAGGTGGAAGAATGGTAGGAATAGCATGAAAAGCATTATCCATGAAAACGCTTTCATTGATATTCCATACGTCAATGAAAAGCTGCGTAGGAAGAACTCTGTCCATACTATTCTTGCCCTTCCCATGATTCTGCTGTACGACTTCAAATAAGTTTGTGTCTTTTACTAAACACTCCATCAACTTTGCTGCGAGCTTCTGACGTGCGGAACTATCCCATGCGTTCCATACGAATCCTGCTTCAGGCATGCACTTGTGTTTCAGAAAGTAAACTTTGAAATGTTCATTTACTCTCTTTTTCAATCCAGTCTCAAACTCTTTCAAGTTATCAGGCTGACTTTTAACATATGCTTGATAACTTGTGTCTGTCTCAATCGCATTGCCAATTTGTGCGATAATGTCATTCATTTCATTCTTTTTCTTGAAAATGCAATTCAAGGTGCAGGAAATGGTGCTGAGAGAAAGGACGGCGATCAAATGAACTTTATCTTCATAGACGTTATTCATCTGCATAAGGATGTCATGATATGCTGCCTGTACACCACGTTTCGGCGTCAATTCATACTCTACAAAGTCCTTAACACTAGAGACGAACTTGTCATAGGCGTAGTTCATCATTCCTTTCCCCACCTGCGTTTCCGTTGTCACACCTTTTGCACAACTGTTTTCTAAGACACGGCGTGCTGCTTCTTCTGCTTTTGCTTTCGCACGTCTTTCCAGTTCCAGTTCATCTTCAAGCGTGATATTTTCATAGTCCATGATATTTGTCCTTTCTCTGAAAAAAAAACACATAAGAAAAAGAGAGAACGAAAATGTTCTCTCTTCTCTTACGTGCCACAATTACATTCCTAAATGATAAAGGATGAGATTATTGTGTATATAATATTGTCCCGTGTGTGTACGTACACGGTGCTTTTCATTATCAAATAAAAAGATAGTGTCTCCTTCTAATAAGTGAATACCAAATTCTTCAATATCCACACTTTCTATGATTGTAGACGGGACTTCTTCAAAAAATCGACTAGATAACACCCACTCGCATAATTCTTTTAAGGAATGAATGTAGTCCCCATTCTCTTTCTTTACCCACCCAATTTTATGACGTTTAGTAGCATATAGGGCGTCTTCAATCCCACATTCTGAAATATCATCGTATACAAATGCAGCTCTTACTTCTTCTGCTGTACGGCGTGCTATTGCATACACAACCTTATTGATTTTGCTGTCTCTCCAATCATCAATAGATACGCAATACAGTGGTTCCTTGTCTGTATCTGTGTTATGTGAACTGTAGACGTTCAGATATCTTGCACCACCTGTTTCTTCTGTTTCTATTTCTACTCTAAGTCCATTAAGTAATTTGCAGATGTGTTCTTTCATGATGATCCTTCCTTTCCTAAAAATCCATTCCATCTGCCAGGAACTCATAGTTTCCTTCTGCTAATTCCGTGCGAATATAGTTATCACACGTATAGTATTCATAATCATCTTGTGCATTTTCATAAAGGTGCTGACATTCTTCTTTTCTCCATTCTTCAAGGGAATCAATGAAATAGGCGTACTTCTCATCTTCTTCCATAGGAATGCCATCAATCAGTAATTCAATGTAGGTATTCCACGAACGTGGATTAGAACTAATCCATGAATACTTCGCTACACGCACTTCACCATACTGTCTGATTTCATCAAGTACGTCATTGGAAATGTGATCCTCAGTGTCAAAATGCTTTGCTATTTTGATTGCATACTCAATAATATCGAATGTTCCAGTAAATCCTGCACCTTCTGCAGCGTCATACAGAGAAAAAGACACACTATCTTCATCTACATTAAACCCATATTCATGCAGCAGGGTGTACATGAAATCTTCACTTGTGTACTCAGTCCAATTAGATGAATCTGCAAATGTGTACCTATATTTATTAACTACTTTTGTCTGTACTTCTTTAGACAATTCTTCAAATTTGTAAACTTTCTGTACTACTTCTCGCATGATTAACCATCCTTTCTGTGCGGATGTATCCTTTTGTACCTCCGCACTTACCAAAAAATTTAAGACACACGCTTTCTTAATATCCTTCTGCGATGATTTCCCCTGTTGTGATATCCCATACACAAGCATGAATCAAGTCAAGGCGATAGTTCTTATTGGCTACCACCATCTTGACAAGTTCAAATGGAATGTGTGCCCTTGTGTCCGCATGTTCATCGACAAACCATCTAATGTGTCTGCGCGTAGTCATGCTATACAGTCCTGTAATTTCAAGGCTATCCAGTGTGCCCTTGATAACAAGTGTAGTGTAAGAATACATTTCATATTCTTCCTTGTTATCAGGATTAGTATCTTTCCATATCGTGTAATTCTTCGTGGTGTGTCTCGTTTTCTCAATATTGAACCATCTAAGCATGTTAATCATCCTCCTCTTCTTCATCTTTAATACCTAAGCACTCAAAAATCCATTCGTCATCGAACCAAAGAAGGTCATTGAGAGCTGTTCTATCAATTCCTTCGGGGTACAACTCTTCAATGAGAGACATAAATTCATTCCCCTTGCCTTCGTCTTCAATCCTCTCCACTGTATCTCTTGCACCGCTCCATGCCGTGTGATAAATGTTAAACCAATCCATGTAGTCTGTTACTTTAATCATTTTCGTTCCATCCTTTCTTTTAATCCTATAGCTTGTCTCATCAGAACGTGGGCAGCTATCTCACGTTGACTAGACACACCCTCTCTTGTGTGTCTAGTTTCGACTTACTTTTACTTGCTTTTCTTCACAAGTAAAAGTTCTAATTTATAAGCAGCATTCAGATGGTCAATGTGCGTGGTAGGTTCAAATCCCATAATCACTAACCTTCTTGCAGAGGTACAACGTAAGCGGAGTGTGCGCCCTGCATAGAAGACAACGTCTCCACCTGCGATATCTGGAGCATCGTAAGAACTGAATTTTTCCAGCGTTTTAATTCCAATACATTTCCATGTACCGTACTCATCGCCTTCTACCATTTCCACGTAGTTTTCAATTCGTTCCTTGATTTTTCCATAGGCAAAATTATCAAACATAATAATCCCATTCTGTTTTGTCACTGTATTCATGGCATACGCGATAATTTTTTTCATTGTCATAATTGTGCCGTCCTCTCTAGCGTGTGTTCCGTTGTTCCTACACGTTTAACAAAAAAATTTGATTTTCCATCTCTTGATGGGTGGAATACCACTGATTAGTTCAATGGTTTAGAGACTAGATACAGCATGATTTCACTACCTTTCACCTACACCGTCCCATTTCATCGTCTGTGCTTGCCACGTCATCACAAGATACCTTGCTAGATGTTGTAAGCACACACTCTATGAGACTGTCCACTACTCAGCCTTGCAGTATATCGCAAGCTACTTTCATGACTTTTCAGTGTGTATCTTCACTGTCATGTTGCCACCGCTTTTCCCGATGACTTTCTTTTTTTCGTATGGTGTGAATTGGTACTACGCATGCAGTAAGTTCACCAGTCGCATTTTTCAGCTATCCAGTTTTCAAAGAACACCGATGATGTTTTGAGGTATCCCATCACGTCATCGTCAATCTCTCATTCTCAGTAGTATCACTTTCTTTCGTTCACTGTGCCTACATTGTAGCACGTTGTTCCTACATTGTCAAGAGATTTTTTCTTCTAGTTCTCTCTTTCGTCTTACCATTCAGTCGTGCATCTGTTACCAGGCGCGTTCTCAATGTGCGGTGATCTGAGTTCTTCCACCACGCTATCCGTACATGTTCTACAGATAGCATTTTCAGAATTAGGCGGTGCGCCTTGCGGTGCTCTGTCCGTTCCCTTGACTATGCCTAGATTGTATCACGTTGTTCCTACGCCGTCAAGCCCAAATTTGCATTTCTTTGGGGAGAAATTTTGTTCGCATGATATACCATACCCCCGTAGGGTATCATAATTGTCAACCATGGCTCGCTGGTAGCACGTTAGTAGTAAGAGATTAAATCTTACAAGTACATATATAGGCAAACAGGGCTTGCCATCCCTGTTCCGTATAAGTATAATAATATTATACTAATACATTCCACCCTGCCTCGGCGATAACGGCGCGCGCGTGGAGGGTACGGGGGAAAACAGTGGGGGCAATTTTAATGAATACCCTTTCACAATTTTTACAATTTTTTTTTTGTTTTAAGAAGGAGGAACATCATCATGAAAAGACAAAGGGCACCACGAGGGCAAGGAAGTATCACCCCATACGGAGATGGAAAATTCAAAGGCATCATCACCATTGGATACAAACTAGATCCAGTGACGAAGAAGAATAAACGTCTCACCAAAACCTTCACAGGAAAGACAAGGAAAGAAGTCCAAGCAAAGATCACTGAGTATCAGTACAAAGTAAATGCAGGGAAGATCAATCCATTAGCAGCTCCCCTTACATTCAAACAGTACAGTGAACGATGGTTAATGATGAAAAAGACAACACTAAAACCACAGACATACAGGAACTATGAGAGTAATATGCAGTGTCTTGATTTTGGCAACAAAGTGATGAAAGACATAACAGTTTCAGACGTCAACACGTTGCTTCTAACATTGCTCCAGACACTCTCCCCTGCCACTGTACGAGGAAGACATGCCCTATTGCGAAGTATCTTTGAAGGAGCAAGAAAGGAAAAACTCATTATAGAGAATCCTGTAGAAGACAGCATGCGTATCAAGGCACAGGTAGATCACACTGTGACAGAAATGCATGTCTTAACGAAAGAAGAGAGTACGAATGTTCTATTAAAAGCTAAGGAGATGAAAGCTCCCATATGGTTCTACCCTCTGATACGTACTGCCTTAGAGACAGGAATGAGAAAAGGAGAGCTGCGTGCCTTACAGTACAAAGCACTGGGTAAAGACACCATCTATATAAAAGCCAGTGTAGAAGACAGTGCAGGGAAAGGGGCAACTCTCACAACGCCTAAGACACGCGCCTCTGTAAGGAGAATACATGTGTCTACATCACTCATTGAGATACTACAGGCTCTTCCCCATAAAGATGAAAACAGTTTTGTCTTTCACACTAAGAATGAGACTTTAATTGCTAATAGTGATATACAGTACTACTTTAATGCGCTAAAGAAAGTAAGTAACATAGACAAACCACTTCACTTCCACGATCTAAGACACACCCATGCCACACTTCTTATCATGGCAGGTGTGAACATCAAGACCGTCTCTACTCGCCTAGGTCACGCATCTGTAGCTATAACGCTCAACAGGTACACACACGCCCTTCCGCAGCAAGATAAAGAAGCTAGTGAAATGATTTGTAGTATGCTACTATCGGATACTACGATGAAAGACAATCAGCAATAAACACCCCAAACACCCCTATAGAATGTAATTGGGGTACGTATATACATCTAAATACCGTATGGCATAATATCGTCCTTATTATAACATAGAGAAAAGGTTCGGGGTTCGCCCTTGGAGCGTGCCGTTCCTTAATTACGACCGGAAAAGGTTCATCGGGTTCTATAGGTTCAAAGGGGAAGGTGCGGCGCATAACAATCAATGATATCCTGCCCTCTGCCTCTTGCATTTCATCGCGGCACGCTCCATAATAAGGCAAATGAGGCATCACCCCATCCAACGACTTGCGGCGCTTCTCTATGTATGCGCCACATGACTGTCAGACTTTCCCTGATAGAGCCTCAAGATCCCTGTTTTCTAAGGAGCCTTCATGACAAAAGATCTCGATTTTACCCAAGGCAGCATCTCGAAAAAGATACTGCTTTTTTCTCTGCCCCTCATGGCCGGCAATATTTTTCAGCAGCTCTACAATGTCGTCGATACATTGATCGTCGGACGATTCCTCGGCGAAGCGCCTCTCGCCGCTGTCGGGAGTGCCTACACGCTCATGATCTTCATCACCTCCATCCTGATCGGCCTCACGATGGGGAGCGGCGTCTACTTCTCCATCTGCCAC